CTCAAAATATTATTGATGTTTGGGGCACAAGACCCACAAGCTTTGTTCGACCCTCTCCACGCTTTATATATATGTGTTAACTCACAATTGGCCCCCATTGATTTGACGTCCTCACATGTCTTGACAAAACACGAACAAATAATCATCACATATCAATCTTTTCAAGTGTTCCCATTGAAGTTTCTTCTAGAACTTTTAAATATATTGCATTATCTACCCTGTTATAAAGTATATTAGATAATTGAGATTGTATTTTAATGATATCAATTTGTAAAGAAACTCCTATATCTCTGATCTGATTTTTTTGGATTAGAAGCATTGCAAAGTCTTTGTTTCGTTCTGTTGACATATTGATTCTTCCATTATTTGTCGATGTAAACTGTGGACGTCGATACTAAATTTAGATCTTAATCTAATATTCAAATCGTTCCATATTTTATTAGAGGTTTCATATCTAAATTTTTTACCTACATTTGTATGACAAATAGAACGATGTCTATGAATCTTGTGCATTATAGGTTTCATCATCTGAATATCCATGTGAACATAATCATTACAATCAAAATATAAGTCAGTTGATGGGCATATTGATCCAGTCCCATGAGAACCCAAAATTCATAGTCCTTCGGAGACCAACCTTTAATCTTATTCAATTTCATCTTAGCCCAGTCAATGTGATAGTGAACTATTCCATCCAATATACCAAGGATCAAAAAGTAGGCCGGATCGAGTTCTGAAATGAAAAAGAACATTACCACGAACGTTCCCACTCCGTGCTTGACGGCATGACGAACTCCACCAGGATGACCATACGTTCCCTTGTTGAGATATTCATATGGAGGTTGAAGAACGAAATCGAGAATAAAATGCTTCAATTGAAGCATAAAGAAAATACAGAATACATCATTAATAATTGACATCATGTTACGGGTTCCCTAGTGCCTGCATTATAGATACTAATATAACATGCGCCAATTCAGAAATCAATAAAGCCAACACAAGAATCTTAAGGTTAGGATCTAACTGCATTTTTAAATACTTCACCGAGAATTGTTAATACTGAATCTCAAACATTTACTTAAAGTCCTTAAATTTATTCATGTCAAACTTTCGAGGCTTCGAACGTTCTTCTTCCTCTTGTCCAAACTTCGACTTATCGAAGACAGGTTTGTTATCTGTATTCGCTCCTGTAATCCCTTCTTGAGCGGATTCATCTAGATCATAGAGTCGCATCTTTGAACGGTCGATACCAATAACAAATCTAGTATTGATACCAATGTCTGAATAACGATTCTTGAGTTGTTTAACCAGAATTTGTTTTAGATTTGATAATTCTTCTGAATTTATAACTGCGATCATAAGATCTGCCGTTGCGGGAAGACCAAATGATTCTGATGTATCCTCTAGACCAACATCCGAGTTTGTGAAACCAGAACGATTCGTCTGTGTAGCGGTTACAATGGGAACATTGTTCTCGACTGCCAATCCACGAAACTCCTCGGCGATTGCCTTGATATACGAATACGAATTTACATTTGTTCCAAAACGAACTCTTGAAGACATACAGATGTTAAGATAATCAATGTATATAATATCGGGAACAAAGTTCTTCTTAATCGACAGTTCGTGTAACAGATGACGAAAGTTTGCTGCACCTGCACAAGAAGTAGGATACTCCTTGATAATTAGCCTGCCCTTGGCCTTATCTTTAAGCTTCTCGACCTTTTGCATATATTGAGCACGAGGAAGCAATTGAAGATCATCAAGCGTCACGTTCAATAAATTGGCGTCAATACGTTCTGCAATTCTATACTCAGACATTTCCATCGTGATATATAGAACGTTCTTACCTGCTGCAAGGTTAGCTGCGGACATATGACACATGAACAGAGTCTTACCAAAACCGGTTCCACCTAAAATAACGTTTAGTGTTTTAGGTGGTAATCCACCTTTAGTGATACGATTCAAATAATCAATGTCAAACGGAATTCTATTCTCTGTATGATGATAGTAATCGTATCGTGCTTCAAAATCTGCTAGAAAGTCGTGGCCGATATTTGTGTCAAACGAAACACCTAATGCTTCATTAAGTAGATCAGGTATTCCACCCCGAGATATAGATCCTTCCTTGGAACCATATATCTTGACGGATTGTTGAATAGCGAGGTATAGTGCTCGATCTTGACAAAACTTCTCAGTCTTATCAACCAACCATTCTAACTGTGAATCACTTCGTTCTAGTCTTTGAATAATTTCCTTTGATGATTTAAAGACAGTTTCGTCAATATTATCTCGGTTCGAGAGTTCGATTGCAACCGCTTCTTTAGTTGGAAAGGATGAATACTTCTCAACATAATCATTGATTATCTCAAATAAAACCTTCTCGGAATAATCCTCAAAGTATTCAGATTTAAGAAAGGGAATTACTTTTCGACCATACTCTTCATTATAAATTAAATTTGATAATACAATTTGTTCTAAACTCAATTACTTTACTTGCTCCGGAAATACGTCAGAAATGTCTACGTTTACTAGTTTACACACTTTGCGTATTAAATCAATTTTATCTTCCATTTCGTATTTTACTTCTTCAAATTCTTCTCTAGTTACCGTTGATGAGATAACAGGAGTAGGATAAGTAATAGGAGTAGGATATAAGGGATCTGGTCCATTGGGTTTAATCCAGTCAGGGTGTTTTTTGGGAAATTCATTTCTCCAATAATCACCTATGTTACTATGCACATTTATTTCCTTTCTTAATTCGTCTTCTATTAAAAATGAAGCATCAAATATTGGATCTAATTGGTGATCAAACCAATCACCAATTATTCGCTGAAGTGGATATGGAATATATGGTTTAGTAATATTAATTTTTTCAGCTGTTAATTGTTCATTTAAGTAATCATGCATATACAAGAATGTATATGTAATACCATCATTAAGGGAACACATCTCATCATAATTAAAATATTTCATATCACTTATCCTTGCTCAACAAATCAATATCTTCTATTAGAGTTCCATGAAGAGTAAGATCTAATAATATTAATTTTTCCAGAGGCAATTCAAAAATTGTTTTTATTTGCATTAAAGATATATGTTCCAACCATTCACTATTACATTTATATGGTTTATAAATATTACTAACCCGATTAAATTCCATTATAGTTCTCCAGCAATTTTCCTACAATCGCAGGAGTAACGGTTTCTATTGCTATTTTAGCAAGTTCAAAGAATGGGTCGAAATGTTTATCCTCTAATAAATCATACATACTAATATAATGATTTAAAAAGTGACTACCCTTCTTCAACCTCGGACTTATCGTCGAGGTGAGCATTTTCAAGTCCATAGGTTCCACTGATATATTCCTCGAATTTTTTAGAAACCAGAACCCTTTCCCAAAAGTCCTTATTGCCTTCAATTTCTGCCTTACGGAAATTCTTTGCTGAGATTTCACCAGTCTCAGGATCAACTGTATTATACCACCCCACCTTTGCTTGTAAAATTAATCCTGCATTCTTGGCGGCGTCGAACATTCCTGAGTAACGATTAATACCATTATCGTAAGTCAAAGAGATTGCGATCTTTGATTTCTCTCGGACATATCTTGACTTTTCAACGTTCACGACAAAGTTCCAACCTATAATCTTGTCGCCTTCCTTTTCTTGTTGACGGCCGATGATCCAAATATTGTCGGCACCATAATAAGCACCGGTTCCACCTCCGACCACGTCCTTGGAATAAAGTTCGATCGTCTTATAGGTGTGATTGACTGCAATTAATGGAATGTCTTTCAATGACAAATGAGGAGTAATCATACGGAATAGAGATTTGAACTGTTTTGCACGAGTCATGTCTGCAACTGATTTTTGATCCAAGGAATCTTCGACTTCTTTCTTGGAGGCTAGATTTCCAATGGAATCTATGAGAATAAGAACATGCTCACCTCGTTCAATCTCACTAAGCTGTTTCATGATATCGAACTTCAACTGTTCGATATCTACAACGGGACAATGAATAACGGATTCTAGTGGAATTCCAAAGTTGTCAAAATAGGACTGTGGTGAACCGAACTCTGAATCATAAAATAAAATCACGCCGTCGGGATACTTTTGAATAAAGGCTGAGGCAAGTAAAAGAGCAAAACCAGTCTTAAAGTGCTTTGAAGGGCCAGCAAGCATCGTTACACCGGAGGTCAATCCCCCAGAAGTTGTTCCTGACAATAGAACATTTATCATTGGGACTTTTGTTGGAATATCATCCTTGTGACCATAGATCTTGGAATCTAATAAAGTATCGGTAAATTCTAATGTAGTATTTTTAAGTAATTTATCTTTTATCGACATTATTATTCCTTATTGTTATGAAAAGAAGTCTTCTAATGTTGCTACTTGTCTGAGATTCCAACCTACAACAGATGTAATTGCCTCTAATGGAGACATAAAGGTCTTCTCAAACTGTGCTTCTTTATCGATGTAATTTTCAATTTTAAACTCTTTTGGAAGATTGTCAATACATGCAATTACTGTGTCGTGAAGTGGATTAGGTATCTTTAGTGGAATAAACTTGATTTTATCACCATCATTGATTGGAGGATATTCCTTTAGATTTTTGACCTTTACCCAATGATTAAACAGTAGAGCTCCTTTAACATGCATAGGAGTTCCCTTTTCATAGATTGATTGATTGTTCATATACTTCACGAGACCATTTACACCTGATGGTGAAGCAATGTCTTCAAATGGAAGACTGTTGAACTCAGTCTGAAATCTATCAACAAATTCTATAAGTTCTGCTTCGGTTCCATTCATGATAATGTATAGAGCATCTTTAATCTTCTCTCGACAAGCATGTGGAGTCGAAGATCGAACGGCCTCGATACCTTGAAGCTTTAGTTTTGGTTTCTCATATCGAACACCTTCCACGTCCCATGCATTCAGAATGTATCGTTTCTTTGCAGTCCAAATACCCTTGTTGGCAATGGTCTCTCTCTTCATAATCATCTTTTGTTTGAACGAATTCATATAGGTATGAAGCTCTTCAAAGATCTCTTCTAGATATGGCTGAATCTTTTCATTACAGAATTTATCAATCATATCTACTGCCTTGGTTTCATCGGCACCTTCTGGAATAAGACTTGCGAATGTGATATAAAGTGAATCCGTATCAGATGCCAGAACGTAGTCTACGTTTGTGGTTTTGCAAATACGATTCATAAACTCATTCATCTTCTTCTCGGCCCATTGAATCGTTAGCTGACCTGTTGCTGTAATAGATTCAGCAAGATTGAAATCAAACCAACGAAAATACTGATTAGCTAATGCACCATATGCCGAGTTGAGCTGAATTTTCTTAGCCATCTGAAAGTTATGATACCTGGCGATGAGTTTGGCATCTTCGGGATCATGTGAATGTTCATAACGCTTCTTGGCCTCGATCATCAGTTTCTTATACTTCGTTCGATCGTTATATAAACGTTCCATCAATGCAGGCAAAAAGCCTTGGGAGTCTCGCATATACGCACAGGCATTCGCAGCATATGAATATTCCTTAGAATAAACAAAATCATCTACTGTGAACTGTCCATCAATCAATTCTTGAATCGACGGAAATGTAGTATACCGACGCACAAACTTCTCAGGTGAGATGTTGTAACCCATAATCAAATGGGGATACAGAGAGTTCAAATCAAAGGAAACTACCCAACGAGACATTCCAATACGAGGATCCTTA